TAGCGAGACTCCATCTGATGTTACATATTGTCCGATAGGCTTAACCGTTGCAGTCGCTCCATCGAAAGAAACAATCTCTCCCGGCAATGCGGTATGGATTTCGTTCACGACCGCTTTTGCAGTCTTTTCGATTTCTGCTGTGACTTCCTGTAACATAATGCCTCCTATGCTTTGGCGAGGTCTGCCATCTTTACCGCCGCAGTAACTGTCGAACCAATGCCAATTACAACACGGTCTCCTTTGACCTGTATAACATCGTAAACCGAATAATAGCAGGTAAACATTCCTCCGGAGTATTGATACCCTTTCGTTCTGCTACCCGACTTGACTGTTCTGATGACCTTGACCTTATCGCCTTTCTTAATTGTGCCTCCCGATGACCCTCCACTTCCGGACGACTTCTTCTTGGAACTTCCGGACTCTGCTTTCTTGTCCATCTTCGGCTTCTCAGCAATTTTCAGCAACTGTGCTGTGCAGAGCCAATCTCCGCCCATATTGTCGCCGTCAATCGTAACTTTATAAACCAAAAAATACCCGCTTATGGTCTTGCTTCTCAGTTCAACAATATCATTGACACCGATAGCACCATTCAGCAGGTATTCAACCTCCCATCCTGTCTTTGACTCATCTCCCGAACCGATTGTAATTCTTTTCGGTATGTTGATGAGACCAGTGTCAGCAGAGAGTAAATAGCCTTGAGTCGTTATGGAACGACCGGGCCATGTAACGTGCAGGACTTGGTTCTGTATAGACCACTTATGTCCGCAGCAATTCGCCACCTTTTGTAATGCCCCCTTAGCTTTCCCGACATAAGAAAAACCATTCGGCAGGGTGGCGTACGATAAATCTCCTGCGAACTTAACAGATACTCCCATTGCATTCGCAATTTTCTGATACACCGTCTTGCAGTTTACTTTGCCGTTAATCGACACACTGATGTTCGTATCTCTCAACTCGACAAGACCATCCACAACCGTCAACTCCGTAAGCCTGTCGGCATTATCGAGTGTCGTGATTGCAGATGATACATTTCCAACAAAAATGAGCGACCTGTTCTTTCCGTAGCCTGCCTTCAATTCAACCACGCAATCTTTGGATTCCAATATGCTGAGGTTTTTCGGAGACAGGTTCCATATCTGAACTTTCGCATCATTCTGACTTTCTTCGCTCGACTTCTCAACCGAAAATGATACATGGAGACAATCTTCCGTCACGCTGTTCATGTTTCCGATTTCAAAGCCTTGCTTTCCCATTTTCCCGCACCGCATGGTGTAGGTTCGCATCCAGTTTTTATTAGCCATTTCAATCATCCTCCAATTCCACATTCGGAATATAGACAAACTCAGCCGTCAAATCCTTAAATGCGTTTCTTCCTACGGTATCTATATCAGACAAGCAACCGAATATTCCGTCCGGTATGTCACTGTCGGTGTAATAGTGGAATATCGGGAAGTTCGGAACTATTCTCGTCATGGCGATGATTGGTTCTTCTCCCTCGTCATACAGACCAAAACTCCAATAATCATACTTCTCGTTGTAAGTAAACCGCAGGTTGTATTCTTTACCGTCTATGGAGAGTGTCGAAACACTATCATTCATATCCGGCACTTGGATATATAGCATCTCAACACCTCCTTAAATCAAGCCGAGACCGCTCGCTGCACCGTATAAAATGGATGCAGACTTCTTTGAGCCGCTACTCGACTTCTTACTTGAACTTCCGCCGCTTCCCGATGAACTGCTCGAGGATGAGGAAGAACTCGATGACGACTTGGATGACGACTTCGATGTGGAAGCCTTTCCTGCATTCGCCATCGACTCTCCTGCTTTCAAAACATAGGTCGGGATATTCACGGTCTTTCTCTTTGTCACTCTGACTTTCTTTGCGGAAATAGAAATCTCACGAGCGTATCCAATGTCTGCTGACTTCTTGATACTAATGCTCGTGAGACCCATGTTCGTATAAACTGTATCAGATGTGACAATTTTGGTTAGTTTCTTTTCAAACCATTTTTTCTCTATATCATTACATATACGCTTCACTCTGTCATTGGACGAACCGTGGCGGTGCAACCATGTGACAGGTGTATTTGTAAGATACAATGTTGCGGAGAACTGTATCGGGTCATTGATAATCGTATCTGACACCGAAAATCCTTTCTCAACCGGATACTCCGGTATGGTGGAGGTCATACTTTTGGTCTCATCTATGAGAGCATCAAATTCTATCCCCCACACCGAAACAGGTTGCAATTTTCTCGCCATATAACCTACCCCCTTGCATAGGCAAGTCCTCTTGCCATTTGTGTTGTCGCATCTACGGCTGACTTATTCATTGCCTTAGATACATTTTTCTGAGTTTCTGTACTTCCTCCGGAATAACTGTTATTGATATTGACATTCTGTGTCATGTTGGAGGTCGTATTATTCACTTGACTGCTTGCAGCCGTTGCCGCAGACGCTGTCGCTCCCTGCATCAATGTCTTAATGCCGCTCGCTACGCCTTTGACCTTATCGAGAACAGTATCCTCACTTGCTGAAATACCGTCTGCCAGTCCGCCCATGAAGTCGGGCATCCACGACTGATAATCTGTCAGAGGTCCTTCATCCGGTACGGAGAAGTGCAGGAACGACTTAATCTTATCAGCCACTCCCTTGACCGCATCGGTAACTTTTCCGATTGCTCCTTTGATACCGTTGACAATTCCGTCTATGATGTCGGAACCCCATTTCAGTGCTTGGCTTGGCAGTCCTTTTATCCAGTCTATCGCCGCTGTCAGTCCGTTCACAATGGCATTTTTGATGTTACCGACAAATCCGGTAACTCCCGATACCATATTACTGAACGTGCTTGAGACAAACGATGCGATGCCGCTGAATATGTTGCTGAAGAACGATGATATAGCCGACAGCACCGATGATACGACACTGTATATGCCATTTATCGCTCCGGAGATAACTCCTGTGATTGTGGACCAAATACCACTTATAAACGATACGATGCCATTCCATATTCCTTGAAAGAAATTGCAAATGGCAGTCCAAATTGCATTCCATAATGATTGCAGGACTCCTAAACCTATCGTCAATACGGTCGAAATCGTGTTCCACGCTTGTTGCAGAATTGCCGTAATCATATCCCAAATTCCGGAAAACACCTGCTTGATGGCTTCCCATGCTCCCGACCAGTTTCCTGTAAACACTGAACTTATAAAATTGGCTACTCCTTCGAGTACCGTTAGAAATCCATTGAGGAATTGCCCGAGGTTATCCCACAGTCCTTTGAACCATGCAAGTATCTCAGAACCCCAACTGTTCCAAAATGCCTGTATCCATTTGAATACAGTTTCGATAACCGTGGCTACCGCATTAAATATTGCATTCGCCACAGTGAATAACGCATCCCATATAGATGACAGTGTGTCAAGGATAGCCTGCCAAATCGCCAGTATCTTATCTTTGGTACTTTCCTGCGAGCCGTTAATCTCATCTTCCGTACCTCCGAACAGTGTGGCGGCAAGCTGAGTGATGAAAGTCCAAACACCATTGAGTAGGGTACTGATTATTCCCCACACTCTCTCGAAGTTTTTCCTTATCTGCTCTCCATGTCTTTCAAAGAAACCTTTGACTGTATCTATCCACATTCCCGCCGCAGTCTTGAGTAAATCCCACACATTTAGTAGGAACTCCTTGACCTTATTGAATGCGTTGAATATTGCCTGTCGGGCATTGTCTGCCCCAATACCTGCCTTGTCGAATATCGTACCAATCAGCGAGTCATTACCCATGAGGAAATTGATAAAATCCTCGACTATCAGTGCCAGTATTACAATTATGGCAACGATGCCGAGTATCTTTAGATTGGCAAACGAAAATAGCTTTCCCATACCCTGTATAAGCGACAGAAAAGCCTTGGCTCCGCCTATGATTTTGCTCCAATTCATCGCTATGATAAAAGCACCTGCGATTATCGCAAGCAACTTCAAAGCGTTTTCCATGCCTCCGAACCGATTGATGATGTTCTTTATCGTGTCAGTGGCTTTGCTGATACCGTTTTTCATCGAGGATGTGAACCTCTCCATAGCAGGTTGCAGCCTTTTCACGACTGCGTGTATCCTATCGAATGACCGCAGGATACGATTGTTGCCATCAGCATCCAGTAGGATTGCTTTGGCAAATTTTGTTGCCGCTTTCACGCCTTTCGTTACCCATTGAACGAATACAGACATTACCGGAAGCAACTGACCGCCGATAAACTCCTTAAATTCTTCCTGTGCAGCCTTTAACTGCCTTGTGGACGACTCATACGAACCCATACTTCTGACACAATCTCCAACTGCATCGGGAGACTGCCGCAGGATTGCATTGTAGTTTACCTGCATCTTCTCCAACTGAGACAGGCTGTCGTATGTACCCGACATTCCGAGTGCCGCCATCGTTTCGGCTCGTGTTGTATCATTCAGAACTGCACCGAGAGTCTTTGCTGCTTCACTCTCTCCCATAACAGCCTTAGTCATGGCATTAACTGCCACATCTTCGTCTTGGTTCGAGAATGATGCAATATCGAGAGCGAGGGATGTCATCTGCTCAGAGAGTTTGGAACCCTCCTCTCTTGTCATACCAAATCCTACCAACAAGTTCTGTTGGTCTGCCAAGTAGGTCTTAATTGTGTTCTTGTTTCGACCGACCGAGTCTGCGAATTGCTCCGCCCATTTGTCAACTTCATCAGCCATGTCTCCAAATACGACATTGAATTTATTCTCCATCTCTTCGACATTTGATGCCGCTTCCACGCAATCCTTGGCAAACGATGTCAGCTTTGCAACGGAAAAGACGACCGCAATCTTTCCTAAGAGTTTGGTCGCCATGTTCTTGATGCCTTTTATGCTGTTCTCCGCCTGCTGTTGGGATGCCCGGTCCACATCGAAGCCGAAAGCGACAGATATATCTCTAATCGTCACTTATCAAGACCTCCTTTCCAGTTCGTCCGCTCTCCCTTTCTCAATATCTAACTGCATAGAATACAGTGCGTATAATTTCAGCATTTCATCGAGAGTGTACACCTCTTGCAATTCGGTCATAGATACCATTCCTGCCTTGATGAGGATATAACACCGGAGTTCCAACTCACTGAATTGCGAATAATCAAACTTGCCGAACTTTACAATATCTTCCTCGGAGTCTTGGTAGCCACCTGTTCGGCTTTCCCAGATAGGGTGGCTAACTTCTCGAAAAAACCGTTGAAGTTCAACTTTATTACATGAACGCAGAGAACGAACATATCCTGCACATTACCGCAGAACACTTCATCAGCGAGGTCCTTATCGAGTACATCCTGCTGTCTCTCGCCCTCTTCGTCCTCATATTCAATAACAATATTGCCGCCGAGCAGGAGTTTCTTCATCAGAGCCTCCAATCTGTCTCCGTTGATTACGGTTGATGTTGACAGTGCCTCAGCAGCCTTGTTTACATCTACATCCATCAAGTCTCCATCCCCGACAAGTGGTGCAATCGCACCAATAAGGGGAGACAGCACGGATGCTAACTCCCCTGTGAGATTTGCCGCCTTAAATGCCGGGAACGGCTTGATGTGAAAACTGTTATCGCCAACAGTTACCTTTTTCGCTTCCATTTGTTTCAGTGCCATGTTTCATTTCCTCCTTACTTGAACTGTCCTTCGCCTACGGCGATTTCCCATTCACGGTTGCCCTGTGCCTTACCTCTCGCCCATGATGCGGGTTTCGTAACCCATGCAACTGAGCCTGTGAACTTCTCGTTTCCGAGCAGGTCGGCAATATTCACGCTGAATGTGCCTGTGCCGTCTTTCTTGTCCTTGTCGTACATCTTTTGCAGGTACTTGTTTGTAGCAGATGCCTGTAACAGTGCCAGCTTAATCGTGTAGACATTGGAAGGGTCGATGCTTCGAGCAATCTCCCCATCCGCACCAACGACATAGGAAGTGCCATCGCCCGCAGGCTCGATGCTGATGAATGAGTCATCCGCAAAGCCGGAAACGATGTGTCTACCTAATGCACAGGTAACTTTCTTAGGATTGTAAGTAGTAACTTTACTCATTGTCCTTTATCCTCCTTCCTTAGAATGTCAAGTTGCCGCTGATTTCTACTGCATGGATTGCTCCTGCGAGCCGAGCAGACCACTTGCATCCTGTGAGTTTTCTTGACTTTCTTTCTGCTTCCGTGAGGTCGGATGCCTTTGGAACAGTGACTGTATATCCGTAAATAGGATTATCGTCATCGTCATACTCCGTAGGAGCAATGCCTCCGATGTCCTGTCCGTCCTTGAGAGCGGAGTCCATAACTCCCTCAATCAGACCAATGCCTCCGTCAGTAAATGGAACCTTGCGGTTGGTCTTGAGAGCATTGAATGTTCTAATCTGCAACTCATTCTTGAGCCAGTCTCTGAAACGGATAACATCAATCCACTCTCCCGCAAGGGTCATGCCGCCCATTGCACAGTTACATCCTGCATAGCGGAGAAATGTGTTGATATTCTTTGCTCCCAGTGCTTTCTTCTGCTCCGTTGACAACTTCGTAGGAGCGATTGTTGCCAGTTCTTTGAGGTTCCATGTTTCTGTTCCCGGGTCGTATCCGAAACACTTAGCCATCCAAGCCAGTGCTGCATACTGGTTTTCAGTAGGCTGTTCTTCTGCTGCATAACCGTCTGCAAGTCCGGAGAAAATACCGAATGTGCGGTAGAAACTAAAATTCTTTACCGGACAAGAGTCGATGTCTGTGTACTCAAATGCGTACAACTTCTCATTCGCCTCTGCCCAAGTCTTTGCAGCCTCAATATCCGTACTGTCTCTGAACTCCGTGAGGTGGATGCCGTAGAATGATGCCTCACTATTCGCTCTTGCAAGCGTAGCATCGACATCTTCATAGGCGCTTTTCTCAGCAGTCTTTTCACGGACAATGATATACAGTTCATCCGGAGATGGGTTCTGAGAAAAAGCAACCGTTGCAGCGATGTATGCAGGACTGTCGGTCTTGTAACCATAGTTAAGTAATTCATCAGCCTTGCTGATTGCTGTCGTGCCGGAGATTGTTGTTGCGCCTTTTGCAGCGGGTCCGGCTACCACCAAGAGGATACTGTCGAAACTCACATCGCTTGAACCCGGATTTGAAATCTCGACATCGCACTTGATGATGTCATCTAATGGATTGTTCTTCATTATGCTTTACCTCCTTCATAGGTTTCTTCTGAAATTTCTACTTCCTCGATGACACCCGATGTCGCATCTGCCATCTCAGCAGAGCCACCTCCGGATGCGTTTGGAGCATCCATGCCACCAATTCCGTAACGACCATTTGCTTCTTGAGAAAAAGAAACCGTTGCCTCAGCCATTGCTCGGTAACGGTACTTACTGTCATTCTGCAAATTTGTCAAATCCCTCACAGGCGGTTCGAGAGATATATCCATGCCGTGTGCTGCCAGTTTGTCCACAATCTCCTCGGAGTCGAGGTAATTGAAGAAATCCTGCAAATCGCTTGCGGCTGTGTTGGCATAGTTTCCGGTAACATTCTCTGCCACCGTAACCGCCTTGCCTTTGGTGTACAGGTTTATCTCGAGCAATGTACTACACGGATAAAACCTGTTTCCGTCATCATCTACCACTGGAAAGCGAGTTCTGTTGAGGTTTCCTGTCTTGAGTGTCACATACGGTAAATCCGGTTTCGTATTTACCTGCTCCGCCCAAATGACCGTAGCACCGTGGAAGAACTCAGCCGTAACATCGTAGATGACCGACTCTACGCTCTCCATGTTCATCATTCGCCCTCCTGTTTTGGACCATCTTCGGCATCCAAGCACTGAACGAATGTTGCTGTCCAGTGCCTCAGAGGAGTGTTCTCACTCAGCCTGCTTGACAGGCACTCAAACCACTTCCCTTGAAACCAAACACGGTCTGCTTTCTGCTTCTTATGCTCATCCTCAGCCAAAATCTCGTAGTCACAGAATACTTTCAACTTCTGAATTGATTTCCTACCGTCCTCTTCGGTCTTTATGGTGTCCTCTAAGGTCTGTATGTCCATAGGCAGCGTTAAATCTTCATAAGGTATAGAAGAATAGCCTTGAACATATTTAGGCTCTGAATAACGCCTCAGCGTGTAATTCTTCTTTAAGAAATTCATCAGTCTCCACTTCCTTTCTGTTTGATTTCATAATTGACTGACTGTCTCATTCGTCCAGTATCAATCAGCGGTTTGGATGAGCCTTTCTTCTTGACAGTCGATGCCGCATTTGGTGCGAAACTGCCGTCCGTAATCTTCTCTTGGATGAGGTCTTTCTGAAAAATCCCTATCTCCTTGAGGACCTGTTCGGCAGAAATTCCTCTTACGAGGTCTTTTTTCTTCTCCTGTAAGAAACTTTTAATCTTTGATGCGTTGTCATCTACGCTCATACGCAAAAACGGACGAGCCGGAATATGCACAGTTCCGAGTTCGTTCCATGCTGCAATATCGCAGATGTCCGTGCCGTCCTCCTCAGTGGCTTTGCCATGCTGAAATCCAACACGCACTTCCTTTTCTGCCAGTTCCTTGAGCATTTGCTGAAACTTTCTGCCGTCCGCTGTCACGGTATCGGTAATTCTCACACTCATTGAGTCTCTCCTGCTGATACAATCGGAATGATTGCATTTCTCCGGAGCGTAAGAAACTCCAAGCCATATACGGTAAGTGCATATTCCGCATCGACTTGGAGGTTCGTTTGTTGTCCGGTCGTATAACTGATTGAGGTTTCGCCCTCTGAATATGAGCCAACTCTGAGCGAGTCTGCGATAGTTCCTGTTCCTGTATCTCCGTATCCATTCATCTTCAACTTGTGGGCGGTCAGATATGCCAGTGCCTTTTGGTATGACGCTCCGAACCGTTTCTCGCTGATTTGGTCTGAATACAGTTCGATGAATGACTTGACACCGTACTGAGTAACTTTGCCGTCATCGTTGACGACATCTTCATCCGGCAGGCTGTCAAATTCCTTTGCAACCATTCGGAATATCTCTAAGGCATTCATAGAGCCACCTCCCAACTTATTTGCTGAGAGCAGCCTTTACCTTCTTGCGTACATCTGCGAGGTCCTTGCACTCTGCCGGATTGATGCCGAGTTCCTGTGCAAGAGCGGCTACATCTTCATCGGACGCATCCTTGAGACTGTCTAACTTTGCTTTCTTCTCAGCCGCAGCCTTAGCCTCAGCTTCCGCCTTTGCCTTATCTTCCTCAGCTTTCTTCTCAGCCACAGCCTTTGTTGCGACAGTAGGCTTGCCGGACAGGGATACTAACCCCATATTCTTGTACACTTCCAAGATAGGACTTGTCTCAAAAGCACGAGGCACTTCCTTGGTCTCCCCCGGAAGTACCGTTGCCTCGCCAACTCCAATTACCTTTTCAGATAAGTTTGTCATCTTGATTGCCATTTCGCATTTCCTCCTTTTCTCAGACTACGCTCCGACTGCAATGAGTGCAGAGAGCGGATAATAGATGATGCAACCTGCGACACGCTCCTCGCAAGGAACGATTACCTCGAGGTTTCTGTTCTGTAACGGATACTGATAGAACGGCATCGGAATTTCGAGGCTGAACTTATCAGCAGAATTGGTATACAGGAACATGACACCCTTGTTGTAAGGGTTGGTGTCCTCTGCATCAGACTCTAACTCCGGTGCAGACACAATGTCCTTGAGGTACGGAGCGTTCTCCTTGAGGAAGCGAAGCACTGTATATCCAGTGTTCGGAATCTGACGAGTGGAGATGTCGATGTAGACACTGTGCGGAAGCATAAGAGTGTCTGCGTGTTCTACACCCTTGGTAATCTTCGCCTGGTATGCAAACATACCATTGATGTCATCAAGGATTTGAGCCGCTGTCTTATGCTTGAAGTCTGTGTACTTCTGACTGTCAACTTCTACCTCGCTGAGGGTATAAAGAGGAATGTTGTTGTCGGTAGACAAAACTCCGACAAGGTTATTCTTCTTGTCTCCTGCAAATGCGATGATGTTGGTTGTGCGGTCTACTGCGTATCTTGCAGCCTCGGCACGGCGAGTATCAAGAGACTTGCCTGCCATACGGCTCGCTCTCATATCCTGTACAGAGTATCCGTAGGATGCACCGAGAGACTTGACAAATGCAGTAGAAGGTGCGCCCTTAACATCTGCTCGAGGAAGGTCTGTTGCATAGTTGCTGATGATTGCAGCCATACCAGTTCTCTCGTATGAGTAGTATGTCATGGACTCGGCACCTTCCGGCACTTCGTGAGTGATAGGGAACTTATTCAGAGCAGTGAACTCCGGATAAATCTTGTCGTAGGACTTAGACTTGATGTAGTCCAACTCTCTCGCAAAGAAGATAGAAGCATCATCTGTGCTATCAAATCTGCAAAGTCTATCCTCCTTGAGTGCAGGCATCAGATTAGATGCCTTTAATGCCGCAAGGTCTGCGACATCATAGCCAGTGGATGGCATTTCGGGATTGTAATTTTTGCTCATTCTTTCTTACCTCCTTAGATTAAAGTACAATGACAGCAATGCCGTCATCAGATGCGTTGCCGAATGTAGCACTGATGTCAAGGTACTCAACCTTGCCGCTATCGCTCTTGCCGTTATCGGCTGCGTGTGTGAATGTTCCGGCTTCGTCTCCCTCCGGAATAACATAAGCCTTTGCTCCATAGGTAGGAGTAGCACCTGTGGCAAGTCTGCCCCAAATGTTGCCTTTCTTCATAACACTGAGGGATGCGTTCTTCTTGACAGCAACCTTACCTGCCATATCCTGCTCAGTGTTAGGCAGTGCGATTGTGATACCCTCAATCTGTGCGGCGGTTGTGCCAGTAACAGGAACCTTGATGCCATTACCTGCATCTGTTCCCACTGCTACGGCAAGACCGTACTTCATAACGCCATCTTCATTCTCATTCTTGCGGGTTACGACCTCATCGAATGCGATGTCGAACTTTCCGCCCGGTACACCCTTCGGGGTGCCATAATTGTAATTAAGCTGTGCTGCCATTACTCATTACCTCCTTCTCTTGCAATCATGTTCTTTCTTGAGTTTGCTGCCATGCTCTCATTGGAGTCTGCTCTTCTCTTTGGAGCCTGTGCTGTCATCTGCTGTTTCTGATACGCAACTCCCTTGTGCTTGTTGGCTTCATTCACAGCGAGGTCATACATCGCATCAATGTAGGCATCAGACTTGCCGTCCATACGCATTGTAGGCAGGACTTTAGCGATAATCGCTTTCTTAGCCTGCTTGATGCTCATATCCTCGAGACCGTCCATATTGAGTTTGTCTCCAACACGGCAGATGCTTAATCTCTGACGAACAATCTTATCCGCAGAGTCTGCGTTCAAGGACTTAGACTCATCATCAGAACCGTCTTTGTTCTCTTCCTCGCCCTCGTCACAGCCATCTTCCTTAGTCTCTTTCTCCTCTTCCTCGCCATCGGCATTGCCTTTCATCTCGGCAAGGACTTTCTCGAGAGCAGCGAGGAGCATATCAATATCCTCATCCTGCTGTGCGATAACTCCCATAGCAGCGTTGGCATCTTCCGGGTCATCTTCGGCATCTCTTCTGTCTCTACGGTCTTTAACCATCTGAGCGATATCTGCCGGAGTGCTGCCCTTTTCCTCTTCTGCCGGAGTATCTTCTCCCTCGCCATCAGCAGCCTGTTCCTCCTCAGTTGCAGGAGCGGAGTTCTCTTCGGCTGCATCGCCATCTGCCTCAGCGGCAGGTGTCTCTTTTTCCTCTTCGTCTGCGGATGCTCTCTGAGCCTTTCTTGCCTTGTAGGCTTCGATGGCTTTTTCGAGTTCTTCCGGAGACATTGCCCCACCGTCTGCACGGCGGGAATTTGTTGATTTTGCCATTGCTTTACCTCCTTTTAGTTCGGGTTCATCAGACCCATCAATGTTCAATCTTGCCTGTTCTCCTGCTCTCGCAGATGCAACAAGTGCAAGGTGGTTGATGACGATATTCGTCTGAATTGCGTCATACGGCTGACCGTTCCACACTCCCGGCTCTTCAACCAAATCGAGGTTGTATCCCAAGGACAACTCCTTGAGACCGCACTTTTGCATGGAATCTGTATCGTGGATAATGATTTCCGCACGGACATCTTCTCCATCTTCGTAACCGTCTGAAAGTATGGTTCCTATCTGTTCCTTATCAACATTGTTCTTGTCCACGACTCCTGCATCGTGAGTGATGATGATTGGCTTACCACGATAGGTTTTCAATGAGTTCTCATCGAACACATACTTAGGTAATCGCAACTCCCTACGGATACTGCCATCGGGATTTGTATATTCAAATATTCCACAGGATGTCAGTATCGGGTGGTCTACCAAATACCCCTCATTCGTGAAATAAGTTGAATCGTTCTTATCGAGTCGGATGCTGTCTAATCTTCTGACTCTCCTCAGTTTTGGTGCATCTCTTGTTTCCATTGGTCTTATGTCCTCCTTTTCTCATGGCTTTCTCTTTTTTGGATACATGGGCGATAGCCATGTCTGCGGTTCTGTCCATGTATCCTTCCTTGTTACTCATCAGAGCCTCCGCTGTCTGCGGAGTCATCGGACATAAGTTCCGTAATAGCAAGAGTCAGACTCTGAATATGTGCAACTCCATCGAGTCGTATCATATCGAGGGTCTGAGCCGCTTTGTTGGAACCGTCCGGCAGGGATGCTAACTTATCTGTGCATCCGATGACCGTATCTGCCTCGCCTTTCAGTGCAAGGCACAGGTTTCTGATTGCTTCGTCCATGTTCTATACCTCCAATCTACTTGATAGTGATATTCACGCTGTCATCCACTGGAAGGTTCAGCGTGTTCTTGTTGAATACAGGTCTGCCGATACATCGGCACTGGTAATCTTCTCCCGGGTGGCACGAACGACCATCTGAATTTGTAGGAGGAGAACTCCAACTGAACTTCTTGCCGTTCAAGGACCTGTGGCTTTCTCGGACACGCTCGTCTCCGCAGGTACACCATATATACTCCGTGATGCCTGCGTCCATTTGCTGATACCGTTGTATCTGTCCGTTGAGTTTGGCAGTTTGGTCTCGGGCAATCAGAGTGGCGTGCCGCTTGCTTATCCGGTACACTCTCTGGATATCCTTAACCATTCGGGTTGTGGTCCTGCCATTCGTGTAGCCGTCATAAACAATGTCTTTCATCTTGTCGAGAGTATCTTCCGGAATAGTTGAGATGAGGTCTACATTCTGCTTGACCCATTCCAGTAACTGCTCCGAATAGAACTCCCCGAGGTAATAGTCCTCTCTGATGTCGATACCGAGAGTTGCTTTGATTGCTCGCTTCCACTCCTTGACGGTCAGCTTCCTGTTGAGATGAGCCAGTGACTCAAGTCTCCTCCTCAGACCAAATCCAACCGTCTTTTTCAACAGGTTTGATTTCATCCTTGTGAACAGTTCGTTGACCTTTAACATTAAATCAGTGGCTGCATCCATTCTCCGGTTGTCAGCCACCAATTCATCTCTGTTTGCCTTGTACGACTCCTTGAGTTCCGGAAGATTTTCTTCCAGTTCTTCCTTGAGGAGCCGCATATATTCATTTGTCATCCGCATATACTCACGCTCTGCCGCTTCCGGTATCTGAGGTGTGTACTTGCTATACAGGCTGTCGTGTCCGTAGAACTTCCTGCCAACCTTTCGGATTGTCTGCTTTCTGATTACTTCCTCATCCACGAAACCGCCTCCTTATCGCCTGAGCAAATCCTCGAGCATCTTGAGTGACTCCTCGAATGGAGGAAACAGGAACTTGCCCTTTAACTCTTCCAGTGACAACCATCTCTCATTCAGCATCTCAACCCCATCTGCTTCCGGAGTTCCTGTGAATTGGTCTGTGAAATATATCATAGAATCGCAATATGAGCCTGTTCTGCTTTTATAAACTCCCAAAGGTAGAATGTTTAGGGGAACAATATTAAATTCCTCCTGTGCCTCTCTGAGTGCTGCCTCCTCGGGCGTTTCTCCGTCCTCGATGTGACCTCCCGGTCCGCAGATGCCTTCCGATGACCTGCGGCTTGCACATAGGATTTTGCCATTCTTGATAACGAGGACTGCTGCTCCTCCATAATCTGTGCCATCCTCCGCTTCGCTCTTAAACTGCAAATCGAAGTCATCGTTCTCGGATGTTCCCGACATTTCTGTCGGGGAGAATGTATCTTCCGGCAGATTGAGGTCATCTTCTGTGATGACTTCCTCGATGTCGAACTCTCCCTCAGTTGCAAGGGAACTTCTGACCTCTGATGGGTCAAGCACACCGGAGTCGATATAAACCTGTGCTGTCTGAGCCTTGGTCTGTTCAGTGGCTGCTTTCTTCTGAGCAATATCTGCCTGCTCTGTGTCGGACAAGGACCACAGTGCAGCGAACTTCATCTTGTACTTAGGGATTTCCGGTATCTTCCCCTCAATCAATCCCTGTTTGAGGATGAGGTCGATTACTGTTCGGGCATTGGCTTTCATGTTCTGCTTCTGAATATTCTCAACCATGTTGTAGTAGTTCTCGAGGTCGCTGTCTCCGGTGGCATTCATTCCTGCCGGGGAGCGACCGAACAATATAGTCTGTGGAATGTTCGTTACTGCTGAAAGCATATTGCAGGTCGTATCAATGACATCTTTGACTCCCGACATCTGCAATGTCTTGAAGTCGTAATCCTCTCCCTCAGCGTCAATCGCCATTGAATTAAGGATGCCTCGTGCCATATCAATAACCTGTAATCTTTGGAGGACTTTGTTTTCTCCATCTTCCGTACTAAGCAGGTTGGCAAGGTTCTTCATCTTGTAGATTGCCTGTACTGACCTTTCCAGTAACTTAGTTCCATTCGAGTGAGATGTAATGCACTCTCGCAACGCTCGCTTAATCTTGACATATTCCGGCATTCCCCAATATCTGTATATGGAATTGGTTGTCTGTTCCGGAAGTCTGCCGTTTCTGAATACCAAGCATCTTGAGTAATGCACCGTGAAATATCCATACATCGAATAGATGTGATAATACTCCGGCTGTCCGAATGGTTTGTCGCTGTGCATCGTATCGAAGAAATGGAAGTTGTACATGGTCGTGTAATCTTCCTGTATGACTGCTCTTTCAAACACTCTCAGTTCTTCAATGGTCGTGACCTTATCCCAATTCAAAGGTTCCTCGAGTCCACCTCCGTCATCGCATAACATAACAATGAGCGAACCTCCATAGAGTCTCGCCCACTTCTCTGCCGTTGCAAATTTGTCCTCGAAATCCAAGTCGTCCAGTCGCTTATCGACATACTCGGTAATATCTTCATCTCCATAGTCGATGTCAAATCCATGCTTCACAGCCTCTTCGGATGGTCGGTCGATTATCTTAGTGAACAGACCGTTTCCCTCATACAATCGAATGAGTTCGAGGTCCGATACCACAGGTTCCTGCTCGTAGGTGTATGCAGTCGAGTTATCCTGTGCTGTGCCATACTTATTAAGCAGGTTCGTGTATCCGTCCTGCCGGAACTTGTCTTGAGTTCCTTCGATGATTGCCGCTCCTCGCCTCAGCTTATTCATTTGGTCGAGTTTGGCTTTCTGCTGTTCATCCACTTGTCTGTTCTCCTTTCTGCAACAAAAAACAGCCTGCAAATTCAGACTGTGATTGTGCTTCATAATATCCTGTTTGGCTTTGTTACCGCCCTGTGCTGCCTTTTTGCATCTTCCGATGGAGAATTTGTTATCCCTGCAAGCAGGCTTCGTTTCTGCCTTTATATGAGTGCCGCTCCTTATAGGAGAGCATCAATGTCAAATGTGCTGTCGGTCAATTCGTTGAAAGCATCTGAGGAAGCATCGACCATATCATCGTGCTTTGACTCCGGAAACGACTCCATCTGACTGAAATACTCTTCGTTCCACGGTGCTATTAACACATCAACGAAACCATTCTGCCATTGTGCGGCGAATGGTGTGGCTCTCAGTTCCTTACTTCCGGATACAGGCTGTGCCTTAACATCGAAGCCGGACAGGCTGTTGAGATATTGCTTTGCAACAATCTTTCCTGCCGCTCCCGGGTCTTGAGGTATTCTGACCTTGTAGTTGTATCCGTATTTACTGCGGTCGGACATGGAAGTCATTAGGATGAGACTTTCCACATCTCCCGCCTTAATCTGACGGTTGATGACATCTGCAACAATGAACCTGCCATTCTTCCTGCGTCCGATGAGAACTCCTGCGGTGTAATCGGCATCGCCATTCTCATCTTCATCTGTGGCAGCCAAATCCCAAGCACGACACCAATAAACCACATCGTTCGGTATCCTTTCGAGATAACCGTCAATAGGAATTTGCGTCCTCTTGAAATATCTTCCCGCCTGTGCCTTAATCTTCCAGTTACCATAGAGCAGTCGCTCCATATCAACCTCTGTCATGGCTTTCAAGTTTGACAGGTACGATGGGTCGGACTGCATGAGGATTTTGTTATCTTCCAGTCGGCTTGCAATGAATGTAACCGACTTACATTCCTCCGGCTTGATGCCATGTTTCTCTGCCAAGTCCTGCGGCGAGTCTCCCCAATAGATGACATCATTGAGGACACACATATACCGGATAACTCCGCTTCGTTCTCGAATAGGGTATCCGGTATCTTGGTCTATCCACCACGATATAAAATCTGCCACCCAACTGTCCGAGTCGGGGTTACAGGTGGCTCGCACATACGGCTTGATACCGCAGGTGCTTCGGTTTCGGGAGAGCATATACAGGAACTGATGCTTCGTAAAATGCGTCAACTCATCAAAGGCAAGGTACGCAATTTCTGTACCCTGCCACGCCTGTAAATCTTCCTCTCTATCCAAATGAGCAAAGGTCAACTTCGCTCCTGCGTCAAACTTCCAATGCAACTTCGGTGTCTTTCTCTGCTGTGCATCCGGCACTTGGGAGAATATCTTCGCACTTGCATCCCACAAACCACCCTCAGCAGTAATCTGTGTGAAATTCTTTCGGAAGATGACAGCACCGAAGTTCTTAACATCCTTATGTCTCAGAGCCTCGAGCAATAGTGCGTATGTCTTGCCGCCACCCGCCGCTCCACCGTAGATAACGATGTCTGCCGAGGATGCCATGAACATCGTCTGAGGACCTGCCTGTGGTCCGAGTACATTCTCTTTCGGTGCATCCCTGCCATTCTCCGGTATGAGTATGGTCGGGTACTGCATCTCGATGACATCGGGGTCATTCACTTCGACATAGCCAAACCTGTTGAGTTCTCCTGTCAGTTCCCCTAACACACGAATAGCCGAGGTGTCTCCCTCGACCATCGCTTTCTGTATGAGTCTGACAACGACTGCGGCTTGGTATGTCATGTCATTTTCTTCCAAACCCATGCGAGCGAGTGTTTCTCTGACATTGCCCATCTGCTCCGAAACTGTCGTTTCCATGATGCCTTTTGCCATCTCTCGCATCGTCTTTTTCTGCCTGCGAACCTCCGCAGATTTCAGACCGCCTTTTCTACCACGTTCCCTTGCTTCCTCTTTGGTTCGCACCGGAACTAAATTCTCAGTGCCGGGATGCTCAGATGCCACCTTTTCAGTAGATTTTTCTGCCTTTTTCTTAGCCACAACTCGCTCACCACCTTTCCTGCATACCAAAATGGAGCCGATATAGGAACTCGCTTCGCTCCTATTCGACTCCTTGGTACTTTCTTTGGCTATTCAGTTTGGGCGGCTCACGCCCCATACAGGCGACTTACTACCTCCTTACCTTCGGCTATCGCCTTGGGGATGTCTGTTCCTATCTGTTTGTAAAACTCCGGATGAACAATGCACTCATACGCTCTGCTCATCTTGTCTCTTTCTTCCACTGTGATATTTATTCTGAACCCTTTGGCAATTCTGAGTGCTTTCTTGAAGTCTCCCTCTCGAACTGCATCTCTGACTATATCTGTTTTCTTTACCATAACGACCACCTCGTATTTGTTTTATTTGACGGTCGTACGATAACATAGCCTCCTGCCTAGTCAATAGATAAATCAGTATTTATCTTGAATTTTATCAACAGGGTTTCCTCTTCGAGTTTTACTGTATTCGAGCATCTCTTGATACTCTCCCTCGGTACACAAATTATGCAGGTGCTTATATTCGTATCGAGGTTGCCAACTTCCCTCATCGAAGAATGATACCTGCAATGGAGATAAAGCCTCCTGCTCCACTAAGTTCATTCCCCAATCAGTCTTTCCCGCTCTCTTCCCTTTAATGGTGTGAACATCGTAAACCCATTCCGGTACGATGTCATCGGGAAGTTCGCAGGTTCTGATGTCGATGCACTCGTGGTCATCCCATCTTACAAGGAACTCCGCATCCATAATGTCGTTTCCAATGGTGCTGCCAAATTTGCCGCATATCTGATACATGAGTACCATGATACCTTTGCAGATGTAAATTTCATCTCGCTTATCCAGTCCTTTGTTCTTATTCACATAACCATCGGACTGTTTCAACGAAACAATCTCCCTTGTCGGAGTGCCTTTACATTCGTTGCGGGAGATTACATACAATGTTTTCCAAGCGTAGGACAAATCTGTCTGTCTTAAATTATGGATGGCATATCCTGCTAGTTCCATATCAAGTGTGCGTATTCCCTTTCTAAGGTATGCCGCCCACATCTCACACTTGGTTTTCTTATCATCATCCGGATTGATAGTGAGTTCTTCATTGTCGGGAGTAGAAGTCATATCAAATATAGACATCTGTTCTCCCTCAAATGAGGACTCGGGAACTTCCCATTCCCCTACCTCTCCGCTGATGTTCTTAATCTCAAGAGCATCATCTGCTACACTCTCAATTTCTTTCCTTGTCTGTCCTACAAACTCCTTTGATAGTCTGCCTGGGTCTGTGACATAGGTTTGGAGGACGAAGTTGCAGGCGTAATAGCAAGCATCCCTGCTTTTCTTGGCATCACATAAGAGCGTAATCGCTTCCGATACATACTGAGTGTCTTTCTCGTATCCTTTACGGTTACGATTTCTGACATCATCAGTATATCTCAGAGCGACAATCTCCTTTGCCAAGATACCCCAACAGTCCTCGCATGATACAGTCATTATTCTGTTCCATAGCATTGAGTGGTAGGAACCAAACAGCTCCATCGCTGCATATCCTGCCCTCTCCTTATCTCCCCTGCGAATTGCTTTCTGTAAGAGAGATGCCATAGTGAACATATTGTGACCGCTTCTTGTTTCTAAATTGTAAGCCATAATAGACCTCCTTTTCCTTTAACTTTGGCGTATCGTAGCACAACCTCCTGTAAAGTCAAGGAAATATCAGTAAAAATAAGAGGCAGTTCCGCTTATTTACGGATGCTACCTCCTAACCCTTACATATATCTTATTGGTCTTTAACTGATAGTCGAAATACTTGCCCCACTTGTGCTTCATCAACTCGAAACTGGCTATTTGGTCGTTTCGGGTCTTTCGGGAATTTCCTCCGGAATTTACATCCGTTTCTCCGTGGGAACACAGATACTTTGGCTTGAGGATAATTCTGTTCTTGAGCAGTTCCTGTAACACCGCATCTGTATCGCAGCAATATCCAATCTTTTCATCGAACCTTGCTTTGTACACTTTCTTGTTGAACCATCTCAATCCTCCGGATGTACCTGCAAATGTGAACTCCTGTGCATAGTTCCACGGTGCAATAGATGCGTCCACCGCTCCGTACCCTATGTCAAGGTCCACCATTAACTGAGCAATCCTCTCAAGTTCCGATGTAATGACCTCCGGGTCTGTAATCTTCTCATTGAAGTCAAGCCTGTATATGAGGTCGTTCATATCGTCATCTATCATGGCGATTACATCTTCCTCTGAGTTGTCTACAATCCAGTTGACTACCTTGACGATATTGTTTATCTCCTCGTCCGGTACTGCAATCAGATTTTCTTTCGGGATAACCTTGAGGTACTCGTTTTCTTCGGATTTTCTGACAACCACCTTGTAGTATTCCAACAACTTATGTGTGGAAATTGTGGCTGCTCGCTTGTAACTCGGTATGTAGATGCCAAACTTTCTTTTGCTCATAGCCACACCTCCGGTATCCTGTATCCCTCATTGAAGATGTAATCAATGACACTCATATTCGGCAGGAACGGTTCATATTTCTGACGATAAACAACAGGTTCATAATCAGAATAGGCGAGGTTGATGCCTTTTTCTCGGTATCTTGTCTCGTCATGGTACGCTTTCGCCCCTGTACCGCTATAATAAGTGTCGGCTCCCATTTTCTCACACATAATGAGTATCCTGTCATCCTTATGGCCTGTAAGCCGCAAGTCTCTTGTTGCCACCGCAACATCTCTCGCAATACCCATGCGGTCGAGAATGTGTTTGATAATGGTGATATTCAGTTCTACAAGTCCAGTTCCATCTACCGCCATGCCTCTGATAATGTCGAGTATTTCCTGCCCCTCCTCGGAATGCTTCGTCTTGGAGTAGGTTTCTTCGAGGGTTCTTACAATCTTCGGGAGAGTCTTTCGAGGCTCCGAAATCATAATATCGCACAACTTCGTATCGTGATGAGCATTTACAGGAACGGTAATCTTTTGACTACCGTTCTTTACTCTTATGACATTCCAGTTGTGCATCCCTTTTTTGGAGTAACATACATCATCTGACAGCACAATCGCATCGCTCTTGTATGCCTTGTAAATCACTCCCATATATGGCAAGAAGTTCGGCTGATGTGATGTAAGTATCATACAGCCACCTCCCTTATCAGCATAAATGCTTCCGCATACTTGACTCCCACGGTAACTCCCCTATGGACTGCCAGTGCTTTAATTCCCTCGAGCGACCTTGCCGCAGGATACTCTCGTAACTGTGACTTGTATCCCTCCATCGCCATGAGTTTGAAGTTAATCTGCTTCGTGATGTCCTCATAAACATTCGGGATAAAAGCGTTATGAGTATTCGGGATGTTCCAATCCGTCTCAGACAGAACTTCGTATGCAAGGACTCTCTTTACCTTGTGACTTCTGTTCGGTCTCAAGGCTACCATTGCTGCATCTGCAACAATCTGATGGTCTCGGTGCATATCTCCTCGATGAGGAATGAACACTTCGTCCGGCTGAACCGTATCCACAATATCTGTTAGGATGCCGTTCAATTTATACTGAGGAATTGTATCGAGCCTTGCTGTCGGAAGTGCCATTCTGATAAAATGACCTACGCCCACATTACTGTGAGCAATCTGCATTTCTCTAAACTCTTCCTTAATGAACTCTTTAGAGTACATCGGGCGTTTTCCCTCGGACATGATACAAACCCACACATCATCTCCTGCCTCTGCCCTTTTTGCTATGACACCACCACACCCAAGGATTTCATCGTCCGGATGCGGTGCTATAACCAAAACTGTCATCTGTCTGCCCTCCTTTTGATTACCTTTGCCGGAACACCTACTGCTGTGCAGTGTGGCTCTATATCTCCAAGAACCACGGCTCCTGCTCCAATAACCGAAAACTCTCCGAGTCTCTGTTGCCCGATGCAGCAAGCCATACTGCCGAGGTATGCACCGTCCTCCACGACCACATCTCCATTCATCACGGTTGCTGTCGCTATCCGTGTGTGGTTCATAATCGTGCAGTGATGCTCAATCAGAGATTTGGAGTTTACCATGTTGTTGTCTCCTATGACGGTTCCAATATTGATAACCGCCATCTTCCCAATGAAATTGCCTGTGCCTATCTTTACTGAGTCGGAAATAAGTGCTGTCTTGTCGATGATGTTGATAGTATCAAGTCCTAATCTCTTAACAACCTCGAACTGCCTCTTCCTTGGTTCCGTATCTCCTATTGATATAAAATAGGCATAGTCTCTAAAATTGAAAACCTCCTCGATTGTGGCTGCTAAAATAGGTTTTCCCATGTGGTATCCCTTTTTATATTCATCCACAAAACCGATGAGGTCGTATTCTTCCTTTGCCATAGAGTCATATACCGACTCCGCATATTCCCCGGCACCAACGAATATTACTTTCTTCATTCTTTGGCACCGTCCTTAGCCTGCAAATCTTCTCCGGAGCAAATTTGGTCTTTAATCTTGTCGTACCATATCGCCCTCGCATTTATCTTTCTCTTCGAGATTGCAACCTTTGCTCCCTCGATGCCGAGTTTTCTAATGAGGTCGTTATAGTCCAATTCATTCTTGCAGACAATCATCACATAATCGTATTTCTCATAATGGATGAGTTCCATCTCCGGTATGCTTCGCTCTTCCATCTCTTTCTTGGTTGCTTTTTCAAGTCCGAGGTCAACGGTAAGGTCTGCTGTCCAGTCTGCCAGTAAGTCCATATCCCAATCTCCGGAATGGGTGTTGTCCTTAATGTTGATTGCTCGAAGTTCTGTCTCCGAATATCCGATGAGACGCTTACACAGGATGATTGTGTCCGGGTCCATCTCCTTAATAACGCTCAGTCTCATATTCCCGCCGATGATATTGTCGTTCTCATCTATGATGAATGAGCCGAAGTCTCCGAAAGTCTCGATACTGTTTCGGAGTTCATCTTTCTTCTTTTTGGTAATCTTTCGTGGATTTCCAAAGCCTGTCTTAACATCGCCCGCTCTCATTTCAACGGTTTCAATTCTCTTCTCTGCCATAATGTCATATCCTTTCTGTAAAAATGCTGAATTTCGTGATACAATGATGACATCCGTTCTCGAGAGGAGGTGTCATCATGTATAACGGAGACGAAAAGTTAATCAGTGACGGCGTGTATCTGCCATACACAATGCTCAACTTTTGGCAATGGTCTCTCTCGAATATCCAGTTCGGGATGACAAGAGGAACATTTGCCGATTTCATTGTGAGATGCTCGCTTGACAGCGGCGGTATCATTACACGCCCCGACATCGGTACAGGTTTTGAACCATACGACCTTGAAGGGCCTGCGATACCATCCACCGGAAAAGTATCTCGTATCGAGGTCAAATCATCTGCATATCTCAACTCGGAGACCTGCAAGTATTCGGAGAGAGCATCTTTCAGTATCGCTCCGGCGAGAGTTCCTGTTGATGGCGATTACAAAAAAGACTCGCCTCAGCAGCGGAACAACGACCTCTATGTTTTCTGTCTCTACACCGCAACAGACAATCGGAGAAACATTCTTGACCTGTCTTGGTGGGAGTTTTTCGTTCTACCTACATACCGGATTGAAGAAAACGAGAGTCTGTGCAAGCAGAAAACCATTTCCATAAAGCGTGTCAAGGAACTATGTCCTACGCTTTCATTCGATATGCTGTGCAATGCAATCGTGGAGTCGTGCAACTCCATTCCTGCAAATAGTCAAATAGGTTCTACCCCCCCCCGAACATCCGTTCAGTTTTAAGGTGTAGAGTCGAGCCGCTTTTCTCTCTTGAGATGGCGGCTTTTTGCATAAAAATAGACTGTCTCCGGGAATTGAGACAGTCTTGCTCGCTAACGCCAAATACAGAAATATCCCGGACGATTTCTCGCCGGGATACTCATGTCGTCTTTGGGAAGAAGAACTACATGGCTCTGCATTTGGATGACATTATGGGGTCTGTTGGCTACTACCATACTATCATTGGAATATTCCAATTTCAACCTTACATTTTTCTCACATTCCAATCCAGTATGTATTGTGCGTTTCGTATAGCCACAGGGAGCGTTTATTTCCTACATTCCGAGCAAATATACCGCCAGTATCTTACAGGCTATTCCTATGTCTCTGTAAACGATTTTCTCACTGATGTTTTCCATCTCAGCAATTTCTTTTACATCATGTGCCTCGTCATCAATATACATTGCATGGAGTTCTCTGTATCTTCTCTTTGCCTCCTCGCTCGAGGAATTATCAGCCTCTTTCTTATACAGTGCCATAGCCTTGTCGATAGACTGTATCTCGAATGAGTCTCTTTTTCTTTTGTTCTCAACAGACCTTATTCTGTTGTCTGCTTTCTCAACAACATCAAGTCCGCTTCCCATCAAATCTCTCACAAACGCCCATCTAAGTTCAATCTTCTCATCCTCCGTGAACTCTTCGGTCTCCGCCAGTGACGCTTTCACTCTTCGGTAGGATTGTAGTTTCTTCTTTGTGATGCGAACATTCTCATTATCTTTTCGCTTCTGAGTTTTCTGTTCTTCGGAACGATATGCCTCAACCGCTCTATCGGCTGCAATGGCTGCTAAGTCGTTGAGTTGTTCCTGTGTTAATGAATATCTTGCCTCTTTCATCAGCCGCCTCCTTGACTTTCTATGCCTTATAGCATATAATTTTTCTTACCAGTATTGAGTCGCTAAGTGAGGCGGCTCTTTTTTCTTTGTCATCTTCTATGATTTCTCGCATTCGGGCAAGTAGCGAAGTGAGAAACATATCCAAATCCAGTTGCTTCGTCTGCATTGATGTCAGTGACGCAGGCGACTACATCGCCGCCCGGTGTCACAATTCTTTCCTTGCCATGAGGGTCTGCCTTGTAATTGACAATCTTCTCATTCACAGGCATGGACTTTCCCGACTTCATCTTTACAAATCGGATTTTGGCTCCGCAACTCCTGCATCTTCCTTCGTTTCCGTACATCCTTCCACCTTTCTGCTCGCATCCGCTGCGGCTGCACATACCGCCATAGCATCTTCGAGTCTGATTGCAAGCATGATATTCGTCTGTACATCTCTGATGGAGAATGTGCCAGTCTCTACGCTCGCAGATACATTCGCCTTTGTCTGTGACTGCTTGAATGGATAGCCAGTTTTCTGTCTCTTCTGTGTGAACTTAGTTCTCACACAATCAGTTCTTAACTGAACACCATCGAGCGGACCATTCTTCGGGTTATCGTTCTGATAAATCTTATTCTCTTCCATTACTTTCTTCCTCCGAAACGCTTTTTCTTGGTAGGGTTCATCCTGCGTGATGCAGGATGTCCTTTCTCTCTCCAAATCTTATCAAAGAAGTAATGAAACATATCTGTTGTTCCGCTTCTCTTATAACTCTGATTTCTTGCTACTTCTCTTGCTAACTTTCTCATCGTGTCGTCTCCTTATCTTTGCTCGCTGATAATTCAGCCATGCCTTAATCAATTTCATAGTTACCCTTAACATCAATACTCCTCCGGGTCATCGTATCCGTAGTCATCCCCAAATTCGTCTGACATATCTTCCTCGTCCTGTGGACCGTCCTCCGGACTTTCATCGGACGCATCATCTTCCGGCTCATTCATAGGGAGTGCAGGTATCTTTCTTCCCTCGAGAACCTCCCCCTCTACAACTTCCGCATCTGTCGTAGGCTCCTGTGAGTTCTGAACCTCCATATCGAAGATGCTCATTTGGTCTCTTCCAGTAATAGGTCTGAGTACATACTCGCCCTTCTCATTATCCCAAATCATCTCCATGCCATCGCAGTTCATATCGCCTTTCTGCTCATTCTTGATTTGCAGAACCGAGCCAACCTTATGCTGAAACTTTGGAGTATGTACAATTCTCATATCTCCCTCGATATTCGGGTCTCTGTTCTGAACTGTCTCCTCTGTGAATGACACATCAATCGTGATTGTCATTTTGCCCTCGAGACTGCCCTTTTCCGCCATATTAGCGAGCAGTTTCTGCAACACTTGGTCTGCATCCGTTCTTAACTTCTTGAATGTGTCGTCCTCGAAATGCAGTGTCGTTTCTTCAATGAAACTTCCCATACTATTTTTCCACCTTTCCAAATTGAATATTGTTCTTTATCATAAACTCCTTTACAGACAGTATCTGAGCCTTTGTTCCTCTAATCGTGAACGACGCCTTATAAATCTTGGTGTCAGTGTCCTTGTCTGCAAACGGGTCTACAACCTGTGCATCTTTCGACTGTTCCGGAACGCTTTCCGGCTGTTTTGGTGCATTTTCCGCAGGAACTGATACGCTTTCTGTCGTTTTTGGTACGCTTTCTGTCTGTTCCTGCACATTTTCCGGTTCGGTTGTAGGATTGATAGCCTCTGCCGCTTTGGCTGCTTCCTGCTCTCTCCTGCGTTCCTCAGCCTCTTCTCGAGCCGCTTTCTCTTCCTCTGCCTTGCGGTCAATTTCTTTCATTCTGCCAACTTCGTTGAGGACCGATGTCATATTTCTATCCTTACGGAAGTAATAGTCCTTAGCATACGCCCTGTACTTCTCTTCAATCATAGTCTCGATTGCTCTGAGGTCTGTATCTGTTCTGCTGATTTCCTTAGAAATCTCCTCTTTGCAGGACTTGAGCGATGCTGTCTTATTGAGCCACTTCGGATTGAAAATCATATCAAAAGTCAGAACATCTTCCAATTCTCCGATATTCTCCTTGAAATGCGAAATCAACTCCTGTTTCTTATCCTCCTTGACCTTTTCCTCGTATGCTAACAACTGCTCGTCAATCATCGCTATCGGCTCATCTATCATAGCCACGACTTCCTTGACCTCAGCCTCGAATGCTTCATACGGAGCCATCAACGCTTTCTTGACCTGTATTCTCCTGTCGGAAATGTCCTTTCTCATGGCATTGAGAGTTGCCCTGTCTTTCTTGGCATCCTGCATCTGTTCCTCTGTGTAGGTTAATCCAGTGTACTGCTTCGTGATTTCCGCAACAGCATTCATAATCTGTTCTTTGTTCCAACCGATTTTTTGAAGGAATTTTCCCTCGTCCGGCTGACTGATTACCAGTGATAATTCTTCCATAAATGTCATCCTTTCTGTATTTGTTTTATGACGACCTCAACTCTCGGCTGCTCTGAGTAAAACTTTCTCACTTGAGCATCTACCACCGCTGAGTCATCGTGATATGCCACCAAGTTCAGACTGTCGCAAATTATCTTCCCAATATTATCGAAGTCCGGTTTCTTGGTTGGGCGAATATCCTGTGCCAACATTGCAGCCTTTTTCTTCTTGCTTGCTGATTTCGGAACTTCATAAAATGCAAATATCCTTACATCGAGCATTGCATCATCGGGGAACATATAGCCATGTGCCGTCTGAGAATAATACAGTTTCACGAGATTTTCGTACTCGACCGTTTCTTTAGGCGTATATGCTGTGCTAAACTTCCCTCGGTTTACCACTCTCGGTCGCTGCTTGCCGAATGGCTTGCCGGGAATGGTAAATCTTATCTCATTCATCGCTTCCATCCTCTCTGTACACCTTGAGGAAGTAGTCGATAGTCTTTCCGGTCTCGGTTTTCTTCCTCTTGCCCGGACCAACTGTATAGCCGTTCTCGTGGAGAATTGCTGTTACTGTTTTTCTATCCTCGAGTTTTGCAATACTGATTTCTGCAATCATTTTCAGCATCTTCATCCCTCCAATATCTGTTTGGTTGCTGCATATCGAGATGCCGCCTCCCTTTTTCTCCAAGAGAGACCGCTTACCTTGACCGGATAGCACATCTCGAATATCCTGTCATAAATTCTGTTGTATCGAATATCCTCACAGTTCTTCATCTGCTCCATCGTGAGGTTCGTTGTCAGTATGATTGGCTTGTTGCTTCGGTATCGGCTGTCTATGATGTCGTACACCCTTTCAAGGGAGTAGTCCGTTCCTCTTTCTGCCCCGAGGTCATCTATAATGAGCAACTTGGACTGGTTCATTTTCTCAATCTTGCCGTTGTCATCATCGAATGTTCCAACCTCCTTGAGTATCTTGATGAACGATGTCATTACAACTGATGTCCTGCGGTCGAGTAGTTCATTTGCAATCACTGCCGCAGCATAACTCTTTCCGGTTCCCACCGGACCCCACAGCAGCAATCCTTGATTATCCTCATACATCTTTTCAAAGTTCACGATGTAATTCCGAACTATTTTGAGGAGTCTTGCGTTATCGTCTGTCTCTGTGAACGACTCCAATCTCGCCTGTGACAGTTTGTCATCCATAAGGCTGAGTTTTCTCAATCCCTCTACGACCCTCATTTCTTCCTGTCGCTTCTGTTCCCTGTCGTAGGCATCCCGCTCTTTCTTCTCGCAGGAACACATGATATGTACTTTCATATCCCGAGTTCCTTCCGAACCGTCCATGAGCGGGAACGGTAAAATCTTCTGTGTCGGCTCTCCGCATACAGAACAATGCAGGAGACCGTCTTTTCCCATATTCTCTTGTCTTTCCATGTTATTCCTCCCAGTCTGCATACGGATTGTCGTCATTGTTTCCAGTTGTAGTTACGGTTGGCGTGCCTGTTTTGATAAAATCAGCAAACGGTGTGGTGTCTGATAAAAAGGTCTTTGGATGCTTAATGAATTTCTGCTCCGTTCTCTCATTCAGAACTTTGGTCCTATAATTCTGTGCTGCTTCCAACAATTCAGCAGGAGACCAACCATCTTTTATCCTTGTCTTGTATTTCTTGTAGGCATCGCCTTTTCCAATTTTACGAGGATACACGCTCCACCACTCCTCGAAATCTTTCGTATATCCCTCAGCCTTGCTTTTGGTTTCCGGCTGTTGAGGAATTGTAGGTTCCGATGTGCTGATAGCAGGCTCCTCCTTTTTTACAGGCGGTGCTTTCTGCTGAGGTGCTAATTTCTTAGCGGCTCTCTCTCTGCGTTTTCGCTCCTTATCCTTTTCTCTTGCTGTCATAGCCTTATACCACTGCTCCTGCCATTCTCCCCAATCGTGGAGATACAGGTCTGTGTCAAGGTCTATCCAACCTGTCGTAATGAGTGCGTCAACCGCCTTGAGCGGGTCGATTTCCTCATTCAGTCCAACATAAAGAACCTTTGCGATGTCTGCTCTTGTCGCTCCGATTATCTTGCCTTCACTGTCCGCATTGTTAATGCCCCACAGCCACAGCGTAACCAACATTCCAAGAGCCTCATTTTGACTGCAATTCAACTCTTTGGCGAGAGTTCTCAGTTTTCCACCTACCACCTGTTCGTGAACGCTTATCCACGCCATTGATAGATACCTCCTAAATTCCGGATGTAAGGTCGATAATGGAAATCGGTGCTTTCAGAACCCTGTTGTGCCTGCAACAGTCACACAATTCGCATTTGTCCGGCTCCCTGTCTCCATTCTTAACCATCAACACTCTGTTGATATTTGCAGATACTACGCTCAGAGCCTCATCGAGATAGTTCTGAGTAATCTGAATGATACGGATATCCGGTTCATTCTCCTTTGTTACCGCAGCGATAAAGAACGGTAGTTTCTTTCCAGTATTGAGTTCAACAATTTTCTGATAGATTGCTCCTTGGATGTCGTATCCCCAATACCTTACAAAATCGAGGTATCCGATATCCTTGACCCATTTCAAATCCGTAATGGATGCCATCACTTTCAAATCCACAATGGCAACTCCCGGAATGTATGAGTCCATCTTGATTTTCCAGTCGCACCCAAACAGATTACCTGTCATAATTCGCTGCTTCTCTCCCGAAAGATACTTCATAAAATACTCGTCTCTCTCAATGCGAGCGATGATTTCCTCTGCTTTCTTATACGGTGCTTTCAGTTCGCCTTTCTGAGTGAAAATTTCCGGATTTCTTTTCTTGAAGTCATCCAGTGTTCCCTCGATGTACGAGTCCACATAACTTCCGACCAACAACGCTGTCGATGGCTCCGGCTTCCACCTCTCCTCTAACTTTTCCATTGCTTCAAACTCACACGCCATCTTCCCATAGGTGCCGTTGAAGTCCTTGAACTGGCTTACGGACATATACGCCTTGTTGGCTTCCATTCCGTAATAATTCTCTGCTGTCAACTCCATAATGTCTCCTTTCTGCTACTGAGTGATGTCGAGTTCTTCCGGCTCGTCATCCTGTCCGCCGCTCTTATCTTCAATCTGAGCGAATGGGTCCTCAGCCTCGATAACATCCGGCTGATTGTCTCCATATTCCTCATTGCCATCCTCATCAAATGTCTTTTGGTCATCTGCAATCGCTCTCTGCATCTCAACAGACAGGATGCCCCACTTGCTGAGAAGCAACTTAATCACAGTTTTCTTTGCCATCGCATCGAAGTCCGTAGACCACTTGCTGCTTGTCTTGTTGTCATTCAAATCATATCTGTACGACTGTGAATACTTCTTTGCGTGATTCGTTACCTCATTCTTGCTCATATACAGTTCTTTGGTAAAACCGGATACAAGGCGGAACCATGCGTAATAACCGACAATCTTGTCAGTCTCTCCATTCTCTCGCTGATGCGTCTGTGAGAAATCAGTCACAAACTCACACTCTCCTGTAATCGGGTTATACGAGCGAAGTTCGTCCTCGTAAACCTCCGAGCAATTCATCTTCTCGTACTGTCCAGTTCTGATTGCCAACTGGACAAAGCCTTTGTACATCATTTGGAACTGTGCAAGGTCCTTTTTGACCCACTGACCTGTTTCTTTATCCTTGAAACTCTTCTTATACGGAACCAATGCTGCAAATCCGAGATTGCTGTCGATTGGCAAGTCAAACGATGCTGCCACAAACGATGCTGCCATGATACTGTTTGCATCACACTGTTTTAACTGTGGCGATGCTGACACCACATTTACAATGGATGCCATGAACTGCGGTGCTTTCTTTCCAAGAACATCTGTAAATCTTTTCTTGACAGTATCCTCATTCAACAGTAACTTTACCTGCTGAACCGGACCAACCTGTCTCTTTGGCTGTTCTGCCAACTGCGTGTTTTCTGCCATCTTCTTACCTCCTTTATGACGCTGCCACGGAATAGCTTTCTCCGAACAGGTCGAATAATTCATTTGCTGTCATATCTTCTATGCACTCTTTGCATATCCCACCGTTCCCGGTGTCGTAATACTCATCGCCCTCGTAAATTCCCTCTCCGCATTCCTTGCATCTCATAAGCGGTACAGGTTCCGGAGCGTTAGGGCATCTCGGGTGGCACGGAAACTGT